ACATGTGCATGGTGGTGGAGGCCGCCGCCGCTGGGATGGTGACCGCGACTTGGGCGTTGTCAATACGAGAGAAGTTGCAAGTACCGGTTGGTTGGTGTTCTTCTGGCTTGAGCGCGAAGGAGTACGAGTACACACCTGGGTATGGGCAGCCAGAGTGGTGGTTGTACGCTTGCACTTGGTTGAAGTACTTACCCTTTTGGGCCTTGAATCGGTCTTGACCGTTGAGGACCAACTTGAAGTCAGTCAATGGACCCGCAGCTTCTTCGGTGAAGTCAACAATGGAACCAGCTTCACCGCACTTCACGAGTGGCACACCAGACGCGAAGGTGGTTGGCACATAGCAGTTACCAGACAATTCAGCGAACGCGTTGGACTCGAGAACGATGTCCGACGCACCTGGGGCAGTGGTGAAGTTCCACAAGGAAGTCGCAGTGTTCGCGGACGCTGGGTCGTTGAAGCACCACACCAATTCCTTGACTGGGTGGTTGTAGCTGAGGCGCTTGTTGGAGGTGGAGCCCGCAGTCACGGTGTCGGAGCCAGTGTGTTGCACTTGCTCGATGAGGTACTCGTGACCCTTTTGCGCGAAGCGTCGGCGCTCTTCGGTGTCCAAGTACACATAGTTCGCCCAGACCTTGAACACGGAGGTGCTCAAGTAGGTGGAGAAGGTGGACGCAAGGTCGAAGTCAATGCGCACTTCGTGGTATTGAAGGGCGATCAATGGCAAGTACAAACCTGGGTTGCGGTTGAAGAAGAAGATCAAAGGCAAGTACACGGTGTTACCGGTGATCGCAGTGGTCATCTTACCCCAGTTAGCCTTCTTGGATTCATCCAAGTAAAGCTCGGAGTACAAACGCCACCAGCGTTGGTAGTGCTTGTCAATGCGCTGACCACCAATGGACAATTCAGCGGACGCGATCGCACGCTCGGCGACCCAGTTGCAGTCATCACCAGAGGATGAGAGGGAGTTCGCCGCGGCGGATTGAAGTTCGACGTACATGTCGCCGACCAAATCACCGTTGCGGGCAACAGTGACGGACACACGGCCTGAGTCGGCGGCGGTACCGTTAACAGTTTGTTCGATGTTTTCCATCGCGAAGTTAGTGTGGCGCTTGTAGACGGCTTGGAAGAAGGTAACCTTTGGGTTGCCAGTCAAGTAGACGTCTTGGGCACCGTAAGCGACAAGTTGCATGAGACCACCGGCCATTGTGAGAGTTTTTGTACTATATACCAACATTTTTTTTCTGACCAAAATCGCGCCTGGTGCGAAATTTTTGATTTCAATTTTTCTCAGTCTAGGTTAAAATGTCGTCTCGCCCTGAGGATGAAGAACCAGTTGATGAAATTGAAGAGGGGGAAATCATCTCCGACGAAGAGGAGGATATTGAGTTTGACGAAGAAGAAGAAGATTTCTTCCAAGAAGAGGAGGACGAAGGTATGGATCTTGCGGGTCTCATGAGCTCCCTTCTGGCGACTCCAGACGGCGACACCGTGTGCTCCGCCCTTGTTAATCTCTGTTACCAATTGGAAACCCAAAACAAGATTCTCATAAAGATGCTTGCCAAAATGCAACCCCCAAAATCAGCTTAGAAACAAAAATCGTTATTCAGTAAATACATAGAAATGGAACATACCCATTTCATTGATAAGGAACCTAATAAGTATGAGGCTCTGACGGAGTTACTCAAACAACACATCCAATCAATGAAAGAAGATGAGGTTAATAGTACTATCGAAAAGTGGGAAAAGCGTTGGGATCTTAAAACCAATGATTTTAGAAATGCACGCGAGTTGGGATACCGGCAATTCATTCACCCTGATAATTTTGATGAATATGGTAATCCGAATCCATCACGAATTGATATTTTGGCTATCAAGGGTATCCGTGAAAAACAAAGAACATATCTCGTGAATCTTAAAAATCATGCGCGTGATCTTAAAATACACAAACAGGAACCAAATGATGATGGTATTACCGTGGTCAAGCGTATCAATAACATCCTTAAACAATTAAGCGATGGGTACGAAAACATTCGTCGGCACTACACCTCATTTGAGAGAGTAGATAATCCAACAGCTCAACCACAATTTAGTCTGAACGGCGATCCATCTACAATGGATGAAGATGAGGTTGAAAAATCTACACCATTTCAAAAATGTCTCCTGTACTCCCTTGATCAAACATACAAAGCTGGCTATCGTAGATACAAGGGTCAGTGCTGTGAAGAAATCCGAACAGTGGAAGGACATAGAACTCGCGCCTGGCAACCAAAGTTCACCATTGAACAGTTTGTCTATTCACTCGCACAAAAAGATGACGACTTCATTACATGGAAAAACTTTACAAGTCGTGGCTCTGTTTTCCGAGATGTTATTGATAATATGACAAAATGTGTTGATGCCCAGTTTCCAGAAATTACAAAGAGGCGTCATGTATGGTCATTTAAAAATGGCGTCTTTGTCGGAAAAGAATGGATTCCGGACAAGGGGATCTATGATTGCTGTTTCTACCCATACGATAGTCAAGAGTTCCGATGCCTTGATCCCACTATCATTGCGTGTAAGTACTTTGACCAGCAGTTCGATGACTTCTCCCACATTGAGAGATGGCAAGACATTCCAACACCGTGGTTTGATTCAGTTCTCAAGTATCAAAAATTTGAAGATGAAGTCTGTAACTGGGCGTATGTCATGGGTGGTCGTCTCTGCTATGATGTGGGTGAGTTAGATGGCTGGCAAGTAATTCCATTCTTCAAGGGTATCGCGCGTTCAGGTAAGTCTACCCTCATTACAAAAGTGTTCAAAAAGTTCTATGAAAACGAGGATGTCGGCACCCTTTCAAACAACATTGAAAAGAAGTTTGGTCTTTCAGCTATCAAAGATTCATTTATGTTTATTGCACCAGAGGTCAAAGGTGACCTCGCATTGGAACAGGCGGAGTTCCAATCTATGGTTTCAGGTGAAGATGTATCTGTTGCTGTAAAGAATAAGACTGCGGTCTCAATTGAATGGAATGTTCCAGGGGTCCTTGGAGGGAATGAAGTCCCAAACTGGAAGGATAACTCCGGTTCCGTTCTCCGTCGTATTTTAGCGTGGAACTTCTCAAAACAGGTAAGAGATGCCGACCCACAACTTGATGAAAAGTTGAACAGAGAATTGCCCATCATTCTTCTCAAGTGTGTCAAAGCGTATCTTGAATACTCAAATAAGTACAGGAACAAAGATATCTGGAACGTGGTTCCAGAGTACTTCAAGAAGATCCAGAAGCAAGTGGCTATGGTTGCGAGTACACTCCACAACTTCCTGGAAAGTACAAACATTGTCTTTGGAAAGGAACTCTTTGTGCCTCAAAAGTTATTCATACAGGTATTCAATCAACATTGTCAAGCAAACAATTTGGGCAAGCCCAAGTTCAACCAGGACTTCTATGCGGGTCCTTTCAGTTCAAGGGACATTGAGGTCAGGGAAGAAGTCGTCAACTACAAGGGTAGAACTTATCCAAAACAACCGGTCATCTACGGTTTAGATGTGGTTGAAGAATCCCTTGGTTTCACTGATGACTACTAAAAAAAATACTGCCCAATAGTAGATATGAGTCAGCAGCTCAGAGAATTTGTCCAGCAGTCGGGGGTGGAGGTGCGTCCCACGAACAGTCCAAGTTCGGTTTCTACGACTGCGTCAAATAACGCACTAATTAGAGATATTGAGGCGGATATGGCGTTTCCCCCCCGCCTTGAAAAAAATATTATGAGCAACGAAAACTATGGAGAGTTTGCTCAATTTGTTCATAATTCAAATAGCAATGATAATAACAATACCAACGAAATTATCGCAATGGCTCTGAAGCCCGCAACGCCCACTTTGACATTCAAGGTCAGTAAGTTGAACCCAGGAATGTTCAACGCGACTGTGAATAAGAACTTTAGCGCCGAAACCCGAATCAATCTTAAGAAGATTCTCCTTAAGACCCCCCTTCCACGAACACCCATTGGTGAGGGTCTTTATTTAGACACCAAAGAGATTAATGGCGTCTATGGA